AGGTTCTATCATATCACATATTAAAGGAAACTTGTCTAATATACCATCACCCATTCTGTAATAGTTTCTAATCTTAGTAAGTGGTGCGTCTGTTACTATTGTAGGTTCGTTTATCATTAGTGCAGGGTTGCCATTTACTACTTGTGTTGAAACATTATCTAAATAAAATTCATCTCCACTACCCTCTGTTAAAAAAGTTAAGTAATTATTTGACGCAGTAACAATTCTTACATAATATTCTATTTGATTCCATTGATTTAGTGTTAGTCCAGTAACAGTAGTATTGAAAGCTCTATCAGAATTGTTTAGACCTGATTTCAATTGATTTGAAGATGCTGTTATAGGATACACAAATGCTTGGACTTTTACTATATCTCCTACTGCATAATCACCATTAAATTGATTTGCAGTTGCAAAAATACCCTCGTTACCTGCGTCACTAACAATATGATAACTAAAATTACCTTCGTAAGCGTAAGTTGTGCTTCTTTCTGAAGTTGTTGGTGTGTTAAAATTAGTCCATTCGTCTGTTGTTACTGCTGTTTCAAAAGTGCCATTTAAAACTAAATTACTACCTAAAGTAGCATTTGTTTGGTCTGCTATTAGTAGTGCTTCGTCTAGTGTGCCGTCACCCATTTTCCAATAAGCTGCTAGGTTTGCATTCGCTGAATGTGTTGATAGGTTACTAGGTACTCCTTGATTGTATAATTCTATAACTTGGTCTGATGAAAGTGCTGTGTTGAATATACCTACTTCGTCTATTGTGCCATCAAAATAATAATTATCTTCTATATTACCTATATAAGTTCCTGAAGTTGCACTTGTAGGTATATTAGCAGTTCCTGTACCTGTTGCTTTCTCAACACCATTTACATATAATTTCATAGCACCACCTGAACCACCTGCATAAGTATACACAAGATGTGTCCAAGTATTTTCAACTATAGCAACACCACTATTTAAATTATTTCCATTCATACCACCACCCCAAGCGTTTCCTGTATGTACACCAAGCCAATGTGATTTTAAAGCAGAATTTTCACCAACACTAACTGCACCCTCAAAATTAGTGCTTACACCATCTGATTTTACCCAAGCAGATAAAGTGATAGCACCACTTCCTGTTACTACAGGAGAACCTAAACCTGCTGCTGCATAATCATCAGTACCATCAAAATTAACACTCTTTGTAGATACTACAACAGGGTCTGCTGACTTGTAGTTACCACTATTTAATTTAAGGTTAGTAGCTACATATTTTTGTTCTTCTACCAATAGGTTTGTTACAGAACCGTCAAAAACTCCACTAGAATTTGCATATATTCTTACAGCATCATTAGACGTGGTGTGTTCTAATATTAAAGTGTGTGTGCCATTTGTAAAAGGTGAACTCAATGCTCCAGTCCCTAATCTTATTCTTGCACCACCTGATGTAACATTAGCCACAGTAAATGTTATTTTATAAAAATTATTTTGAACTAAACCTACTGCTTGAAAAGCGTTTGTTGTTTGTGTACTTGTCAATACTAAACCACTATCGTTTATTTCCCAACCTGTACCTAATGTCCACCTGTCGTTAGGGTCTACTTGTTTTACTGATATGTTGTCTAGTTTTATAGTAGAATCATCCGTACCATTTCTTAAAATTAAATTAAGTAAAGTTCCAGTTGTGGTACTAGCAAAATAAACAGTATGACTACCTACGGTGTTTGCTATACTTATATAATTATGTCCACTCCATACAAATAAACTTGAGTTTGCAATATTTTCTTTAACTTCATATACTAACTTATAAGTTTCTCCTCCTCCTGAATATGTAAAGGCACTATTAACTCCATTTGATAGTTGTATTCTACCCCTAAAACCACCACCCTCTTGATGAACTAAATTCAAGACACCGTCAGAAATAGAACTACCTGTGTCAGAAGAAAATTTTAACCAACCTAAATTATATGAAGTGGTTGTTAATTCACCACTAATAGCAAAATCACCATTAGTAACTAACTCACTACCTAACTCATCAAAGTTACCATTCTGTACTAAGTTAGCACCATACTTTATTCTAAATATAGCTGTTACTTCGTCTGCTGTCAATGCACGATCAAATATTGCTAATTCGTCTATTTTACCTAAAAACTCATTTGCTCTGTCGCTAAAGTTTCTTGAACCTATTTCTGCGTTTGTTGTAGTACTTATTGTTTGTGAAGTTGTAGCACTACTGACTAAACTGCCGTCTATATATAGTTTTTGTGTTGTTCCGTCATAAGTACCTACAATGTGATGCCATTCGTCTACACTTATTGCACTACCTGAAGTAATGTCAGATGTGTTAAGTTGATATGTTACAACTTCTGCTGAGGTTAAAAATATTCTTATACCGTCATCTGCTGAATCTCTAGCGTCTATAATTGTTTTACTAGAATCTGAATCACTAACTTTAACCCACGTGCTAATAGTGTGTTGCGTATAGCTTATAGGTTCACCTAGCTGTATAAAGTCATCAACTCCGTCAAAGTCTACGCTATGTAAGTTGTGAAACTTGTAGACAGGTTTGCCTATACTTTCTAAATTAGATAGTTTTAACATTTAGAGTGTGTCGTTCTTGTATATTAACGCTAAACCACTACTTATAGTTATAGCTGTAAATGATAAAAATAATGTAGTGCCTGCACCGTATGTTTGGTGTAAGTTGCTATCTGTACCTGTAACATTTGATCCTGTATCTAAGTTTGTTACTACAGTCTCTACAGGAAAAGCTACTGCGTAACAATCTTTACCTGTTACTGCACCTGTGCCTGATACTACTATTTCTACGCCACCTTTACCTAACTGTTCTGATAATAATTCTTGTGTTGTGTCCATTTAATTTGTATATATATAATTTGTACTAGTTGTTTCTGTATATTGTGTATATTTTACTTGCTCACTACCTACTGTTTCGCTTACTAATAATTTGCCTTGCTCTACTAAACCTTGTACTACGCCTTTTTGATTACTTGCAGGTGATAATACTTCTGTTTCTGTGTCAGGTGCGTGTGTTGAATCTAATGTAACACTTGCACTTTGCCAAGTCACCTCAAATATTTCATACTTCCAAAATCCATAAGGTTTAAAATTTATTGCACCTGTAAATACGTCTTCTGTTGTGTTATGTGTCAAAGTAAAATCTGTATACCTTTCTCTAATTGTCTGACTTTGTCCGTATGCGTATTTTACTGTGCCTGATAGATCATTAGTAAACTTACATAAAAACCTAGTCTTATTAGCGTTAGCGTTATTGTTAATTCTTTTGTCTTCTGTCGTGACATAAAACGTAGCTGTAGAACCGTAAGTAACGTGTTGCATACTATATAATAGAAAAACGTTTAATTTATTTTATAAACAAAAAAAAAGGTGGTAAAATACCACCCTTCTTTACTTATGAAAACATATATTATGTTGTAGTTACTGTTGCTGTAAACGCTGTGTTGTCAAATGGTACGTTAGTGTAATCTGCGACAATACAAGCCGGGTAGCTTTCTTGTCCACTAAATGTAAGGTCTGAACCTGACATATCACCTAGAGCTGCACCTGATGCGTTAGTACCTGCATTAAGCTCTAAACCATTCTCTAAACCTAAAGCGACTATAACTCTTTTACCTGATGTATTGATTTGATTTAATTCTACAAATACAATTAGTTTATTTCTTGATAAGAGTTTTATTTCGTTTCTGTCTGCTATGCTTAGTTTGTGTAGTTTAATGTTTACTGATTGGTCAAAGAATATTGTACCATTTTCTGTACTACCTGTGATAGTCTCTGTAAATGATCCTGTACCTCTAACTAACTCGTACTTAAATAGCTCGTCACCTGTACCACTACCTGATAAAACCAACCCTGTAATAGTACCTGATGCTGGCTCAATACCTGCACCTGCTGTGTTACCATTAATTCCTGCGTCTGCGTGCTGTACAAAGTATACTGCCTTTACACCACCTACGGTGTCTCTACAATCTAATTGTCTTCCTGTTGTTAATTCACAAGCCATATTTATTGTTTTAAGGCAGTTTAAGAGGGTTTTGACACCCTCTCTTACTGCAAGTTAATTATTAGTCTAATCTTACTATGTCGCCACCTTGTGCGTGTTGCGTACCACCTGTAAACTTAGCTACTACTCTGATGTTGTCAGAACCGTCTAAGTCACCCATATCTAACATTTTGATCTCTGTGTGGTCAGAAACTAAGTCTGTACCGAAAAATAAGTTAGATGCTTGAGCTGCTGCCATTTTGTTATCTACCATACCTGGACAAACTGCAATCTTAATACCGTTGAACATTGGTCTGAAACCTTCGCCCATATTGTATAGTCTCTCGTAACCTGCTGCTGCTTGGTTAGCTAAGTAAAGTCTGTAAGACGCTACTGACATATAGATATATAAGTCTTCTTTAGTGTAAACTGCTGAAGGTATTGCGTCTACAAGTATGTTTAGGTTTTCGTCAATGTTACTATTTGTAAATGCTGTACCTGCACCACCTTGATTATCTGCTTCTACAACTGCTGTGTCATTCTCAAAGTGTCCGTTACCTGCTTGCATAAATCCTGTGAACTCACCTGAATTTGCATCTAGTCCATTCCAAATACTAGTCTCTACTGAATCTGCAATAGTTGCTGAAAGGTAAGACATTACAAACGCAGCAAAGTCGTCACTCATTCCGTCATTGTGTCTACCTGCTTGCATTTGTGCTGCTTGCCAGTCTGCTAGTAAATCTTTTTTACAAAGATCAACGTTAATTTCTAATTGTTTTGGTGTTAATACTCTTTCAGTCAAAGTAAGTGTACCTGCGTCTGTGAAGTCACAAGTAGCATCTTTAATAAGTCCTGAAGTAGCAACTTTAGTTATG